TCAAACGCATTCTGGAGCTGTTCATCGGCTCCATGGGCATCAAATCCGCCCGCTTGGGCACAGAAACCATCTACGAAAGGCCTGGCGGCTTTTTGTACATCGAACTCAAAAGCGAAGAAAGGGGATAAAACAGAATGGCAAGCTTTTTTAATTTAACGCTGGATACGCTGGCACCTGCCGGCCTATCGCTGATCCTGAACGACGGCGCGCAGTACGCGACCAGCGCGACCGTCACCGCGAAGATCTCAGTCACCGACGCCGCGACGACCGGCTACCAGATGAAGATCTGGGGCACAAAGGCGGCGGCAAAGGAAGCAGATGCGTCGTGGGAGACGTTCGCCGCAACAAAATCCATTACGCTCCCGGACGGCGACGGCCTGAAGACGATCTATGTAAAGGTGCGCGACGACGTCGGCAACGAATCGACTGCGGCCAGCGACTCCATCACGCTCAACACCTCGATCCCCGCCGTGACCATCACCGGCCCCGACAAGAGCCGCATCTCCAAGGTCACGGGCTACGACGCGGCGGCCTTCTCCTTCGTCTGCGACGTAGACTTCGAGGAATACACCGTCCGCGTCGTTCCGGCGACGAGCAGCCTGCACACGGCGGGCACCCAGATCCCGACGACGGGCGGCTCCACCAACGTCAGCGGCACGGCGGGCGGCTACAAGAAGAACACCGCCATCAACGTCACCGTCAAGGGCGCGGATCTCGAAGCAGCGTCCTCCGGCGACGGCGTGAAGATCGTGAAGGTCTTCGTCAAAAACGCCGCCGGGACGTGGAGCGCCGCGTAATGGCCGCGCCGGAGCTGACCTTCTCCATCACAGGAAACAAGATCTCGGCGGTATCCGGGTACGACTCCATCACCGTCACCTTCTTGTCGGACATCGCCTACACGGCCTTCGAGTGCCGCGCGACAAAGTCCGGCGAGGATTGGGGCCGCGGGAAGGGCGCTTTGATCGCGTCCTTCTCCCAGACCCCGGCGGGCACGCAGCGCACCTTTGAGATTTACGACGATTTTCTGCTTTCCGGTGATGGGGAATACCGCATTTCGTTGTTCGCGCAGGGCGTGGACGGCAGCTGGAACGACAACTACGGATTTATCCCGCTTGGGCAGTCGCAGACGATGAAAACGGCTGACGGCGAGGATTTCCTGTGCATGAAGGAGTGATCGCATGGCGTACAACAGCCAGTATACCGGCGCGCAGATCGACGAGGCCATCGGCGACGTGCGCGGAAACAAAGCCGCATGGAGCGGCAAGCAGGACGTGCTTTTGGACTCCGGGGCGAAGGTCGGCGACCTTATCAAGGTCAAGGCGGTCGACGCAAGCGGCAAGCCGACGGCGTGGGTGGTGGCCGTGGCGGGCAAGGACTACCTCAAAACCGCCCCTGTCACCTCCGTCAACGGCAAGACCGGAGCTGTCAAAGTTCGCGAAGTGCCGTCTGTCACGGCCTCCGATGATGGGAAATTTCTGTGCGTCGTATCCGGAGCGTGGGCGGCGGCAAGTGTGCCGGATGCAAATGGGAGTGCTTTTTGATGGTGACGGATAACCCTACAAGACGCATCAAATACCTGACCAATTCCGATGACCTGACGAAGGTCGCATCAGCTATTCGGGAGAAAGGTGGCACATCAGATTCGCTTATATACCCGGACGGATTTGTAACAGCGATTCAAGCCATTCAAACCGGGACAGAGCTGAAAATTATTGTAACTGTGGAATCTGGCGCAACTGTCACTGCCACAAAAGGTAGTCTATCTATTTCCGGCACATCTGTTAATGGAACGTGTACACTTATGGTTCCAGAAGCTGGTGCATGGAGCATCAAGGCGACATTTAACGGGCAAACATCCGATACGCAAAGCGTCTCTTTCGTCGATAGCTACGCGGTATCGCTCTATTTCGTAAGCTCTACGCTCAACAATAATGAGTGGAGCACTATCAAGTCTGTTTCCGACGCAGGACAAGGTGCGAACTATTGGAGCGTCGGTGACCGAAAGGCTGTAACGCTAAACGGCACGGTTGGACATCTTACACTATCTAATTACACAACATATGCGTTCATTATTGGATTTAACCATAACGCGAGCCTAGAAGGGGAAAACCGTATTCATTTTCAGCTTGCAAAGACCGCGCTCTCCGGCGGTACGGACGTGTGTTTCTGCGATAGTCAATATGGCCCGGATAGCGGATGGTCGTCCCCGGGTGCGGGCTATTTCGTTATGAACGCGAGCAACACCAACTCCGGCGGGTGGAAAAGCTCGCAAATGCGTACCGCGATTTGCGGGACGAGCCTCTCGAGCTATTCCGGGACGATTATCGCAGTCATTCCGGCGGCGCTCCGTGCCGTCCTCAAGTCCGTTACCAAGTACACGGACAACACCGGCGGCGGAAGTACGGCGGCGAGCGCAGTCACGGCGACGACGGATTACTTTTTCCTCCTCTCGGAGTACGAGGTTTTCGGGAGCATTTCGAGAGCGAACTCGAACGAGGCGAGCAAGCAAGCACAGTACGCCTATTATTCCGCCGGGAATAGCAAAATCAAGTACAAGCACAACGGCACGAGTACCGCCGCTTATTGGTGGCTCCGTTCCCCGGATGCGAGCTACTCCGACCGTTTCGTGATTGTGGGCGCCGACGGGACAGTCTACTCCATCAACGCGTTCTATTCCCTCGGCTTCGCGCCCGGTTTTTGCGTATGAGGATCACAAGCATGGAGTATATCGTGTACAAGCGGTTCCGTGGGCATGGCATCGATGGAGCATTTAATCTCCGGTACGGAACTGTGGTATCGGAGCTCGAAGGGTTCCTATTCACAAAGGACGGCAGGCGGATATGCGCCACAGCGTCTGAAAACGGATGGGAGCATTTCAGGCCGAACACGCAGGAAGGGGCAGAGCGGCAGAAAATGCTGAACGATCTGTACCGATGGTACAGAAAAAACGGCTGCGGTGAAGACTTTACGGATGAAAAATGGCCGGGGCAGGAAAACGGGTACTGGAAAAACCGGCTGCGTACCGCAAGTACAGAGCGATTGGAGAAAATCTATCAAGAGAAATTTGGAGGGACGCCATGTATGCAGTAAAACAGGACGGCGCATTTGCCGGGTATGCGGACAGTATTGTGCCCATTCGACTGCACGGCAACGGCTGTTATGTGCCGTGCAAGGAAACAGAAGCTAATGGCTTTTGTGCGAAGATGGCTGTGACTATTACGGATGGAGAAGGAACTGAACATCAGGTGCTTTCTGACAGGGTGTTTCATCTCCCCGGTTACACGTTGAAAGGTACGGAGCCGGAGGGCAGCTATGAGGAAATGGGCGCGGCATTGCCGCTGACGGATGCCGAGACCGCCGCGAAGATCCTGCTCGGGGAGGCGGAATAACATGAGCACCTACACCGAGCGGGCGCGGGCGCTGCGCCCCTATATCGTCAAAAGCGCAGCCAGTCTCACCGACGCCGACGCGAGTCTCGCGCCGGAGCTTTTCACCCGCCTGACCGGCTCTGGCAGCCTCGTCAAAGCCGGCACGCGCATCAACTGGGGCGGCACCATCAAGCGCGCCGCCTCCGACCTCTGGGACACGGCCCAGAACACCCCGGACGCCGCCCCGGCCCTCTGGGAAGACATCGCCTACAAGCAGGGCTTCCGCATCATCCCCGAGACCATCACCGCCGGCCTTGCATTCTCCAAAGGCGAAAAAGGCTGGTGGCAGGACGAGCTCTACGAATCCCTGCTCGCCGCCAACGTCTGGAACCCATCCGTTAACCCGGACGGGTGGAAGAAAATCACGGAAGAAGGTACATAGCCATGGACGATGCAACCATCATCGTTACCCTCGTCTGTGCCGTGCTCAGCGGGGCGGATAGAAGTGTATGAGCACAAGCAACACCGCCGGGCAGAAAATGACAGACGCAGAGCTCGCAAAGCTTGAAAAGCGGATTGCTGCGATATACAGGGAAGCGTATAACGATCTGACGGATACGATCAGGGATTACTTCGGTAAATTTGCAGCGCGCGACGCGGTGGAAAAGGCGCGGCTGGACGCTGACGATATCACAGAGGAACAATACAAGCAATGGCGGCTTGCGCAGATCGGGCGTGGAAAGCGCTTTGAGGCGCTACGGGATAAGGTCGCCGAGCGCATGACAAATGCAAACGTTGCTGCTGTTGCGTATGTCAACGATGCAACGCCGGGCATTTACAGTTTGAACCGGAATTTCGCGGCGTACACCATTGAGCAGGTCACCGGTGACGTTGGCTTCGATATCTGGGACGAACAGACCGTGAAGCGCCTGATCTCAGAGCAGCCGGAGCTTATGCCGTACTATCCGGAAAAGCGGGCGCTCAATCGCGGGATAGATCTTGCATACGGGAAAAAGCAGATCACGGCCAGCGTAACCAGTTCCATTTTGCAGGGCCGGAGCATCAAAGGCATGGCGGATGATCTGCAAAGCCGCATTACCACCATGAACCGCGATTCCGCTATCCGGACAGCTCGAACGGCAGTCACGGGCGCGCAGAACGCCGGACGGCTGGATTCCTATTATGCCGCTGAGAAAATGGGAATCAAGTGCAGAAAACAATGGATGGCGACGCTCGACGGAAGAACCCGCCACTCCCACGCCATGCTCGACGGTGAGATCGTGGACAACGACAAAAAGTTCTCCAACGGCTGCCGCTACCCAGGCGACCCGAACGGCCCACCGTCCGAAATCTATAACTGCCGCTGCACGCTGGTATCCGAGATTGAAGGAATCGACACCTCCGGAGGCAAGCGCCGCGCCAGAAATCCGGAGACCGGGCGGAATGAACTGATTGAGAACATGAGCTATGCGGAATGGGCAGAGTGGAAAAAGAAAAATGGACGTTAAATTTATCGACAACTCCGAAGAAGTGAAGTCCGCTATGCACGACGCGCTGATTCGCGCCCTAGAAAAGATCGGCATGACGGCCGAAAAGTATGCAAAGCGGCTTTGCCCGGTGGACACCGGCAATCTGAGGAACAGTATCACGCACCGCGTAGATGAAGGTGAACCGGCTGCATACATCGGGAGCGACATGGAATATGCCGCATACGTCGAACTCGGAACCGGAAAGTATTATCCGGGTGGGAGACCTACGCCGTGGGCGTATCAGGACGCGAAGGGGAACTGGCACTGGACGGCTGGAAACAAAGCACAGCCGTATTTGAAGCCCGCAGCAGCGGACCATGCGGCGCAATACCGGAAAATCGTCGAAGATGAGATGAAAAACGGATAAAGATTGCGTCCCAGAGCCATAAATATACGGTATAAGTGTGGTAACAGCAAAGAAATGACTGTTGTCACATTTTTTGTTCTGTCGCGGCAAAGCACCGCCGACAAGGGAAAGGAAGATAGAACATGGCACTGACGCGAAAGCTCCTGAAGGGCATGGGGCTTACAGAAGAGCAGATGGATACGATCATTGAGGCGCACACCGATACCGTCGACGGGCTGAAAAACGACCTTGCACGGTATAAGGCAGACGCTGAAAAGCTCCCCGGAGTACAGGCGGAGCTTGAAAACCTGAAAGCCAAAGGCGACGATGGCTGGAAGGATAAGCACGATAAGGTCAAAAAGGAATTTGACGACTACAAAAGAGAGCAGATGCAGAAGGAAACCAAGAGCGCGAAGGAATCCGCGTATCGGGAACTTTTGAAGTCTGCGGGTATCAGCGAAAAACGAATTGATTCGGTTTTGAAGGTCACCGATCTTTCTACGGTTGAATTGGAAGACGGCAAGCTCAAGAACGCCGATGATTTGAAGAAGTCCATCAAGGAAGAGTGGGCGGACTTCGTTGTTACCACCAAGCAGAAGGGCGCGGACACCAAAGACCCGCCCGCAAACAACGGCGGCGCTATGAGCCGGGACGACATCTTCAAAATCAGGGACGCGTCTGAACGGCAGGCAGCAATTGCCGCAAATCTCAATTTGTTCGGAAAGGAAGAATAATATGGCAGCAAAAAACAACCTGACCATGACGAGCGACGTTCAGGTAACCGCTCGTGAAATCGATTTTGTAACCCGCTTTGCGCGGAACTGGCAGCACCTCCGCGACATTCTCGGCATTATGCGCCCCATCAAAAAGCAGCCGGGCACCGTCCTGAAATCCAAGACCGCAAGCGTGACGCTCGCGCAGAGCGTCGGCGAGGGTGAAGAGATTCCATACTCCAAAGCGACTGTCATCGAGAAGGACTATGCGAACATCAACGTCGAAAAGTACGCGAAGGCGGTCTCCATCGAGGCGATCAAGGAATACGGCTATGATGTCGCAGTCGCGCTGACCGACGAGGCGTTCCTGTATGAGCTGCAGACCAATGTCACCAATCGTTTCTACGATTATCTGAATACCGGCCTGCTGACCGTCAGCGAAACCAACTGGCAGCGCGCGCTTGCAATGGCGAAGGGCGCAGTCATCAACAAGTTCAAGCAGATGCACCGCACCGCGACCAACGTTGTCGGCTTCGTGAACGTGATGGATCTGTACGATTACCTCGGTGGCGCAGACATCACCATTCAGACCGAGTTTGGATTCCAGTACATCAAGAATTTCATGGGCTACAGCACGGTTTTCCTGCTGTCCGACGATGAGATCAAGCGCGGCCGCGTGATCGCAACGCCGGTTGAAAACATCGTTCTGTACTACATCGATCCTGCGGACAGCGATTTCTCCCGCGCCGGACTTGAGTACAGAACTGACGGCGAAACCAATCTTGTTGGCTTCCACGTGCAGGGAAACTATTCTACGGCGGTTTCTGAGTCCTTCGCAATCATGGGTATGACGCTGTTCGCGGAGTATCAGGACGGCATTGCAGTTGCGGATATCGACGAAACGCCGACGCTCGGAACGCTGACCGTTACTTCGGCAGCCGGAACCGCAACCGGCAACACGAAGATCACGGTAACGCCCGCGAAGGAAGCAAGCGGAAACGTCTACAAGTACAAGGTAGGCGATTCGGCTGAGACTATCACCTACGGCCAGAACGTCAGAACGTGGTCGACGTGGGACGGCAAGTCCGATGTCACGGCAGCGACGGGCAAGAAGATCACAGTCGTTGAGGCTGACGCGACTTACAAAGCGCAGAAGGCTGGCAATGCGACGGTAGCGGCGAAGTAATGGGGGTGGCGGTGTGATGCTGACTGAATTATGTGGCGTGCTTCGGAACTGGTTTGAAACTGACAGAATCAGTGGCACGTACACGGTCGAAAACGGCAGCATCACACTGCCGTTTTTGCAAAACGGGCAGTTTTTCCGCGTGGTGGGATCTGTTTTCAACGACGGAGTTCACCAATACCCGGATTACGCGATGGCAGACGAGACATTTGACGGCTCTATCTGGCCGATGGCCGTCCCCTCCGCTGTCCTTGCCCTCGAAGCTGAGATCAGAGCATGGCAGGAGAAAAACGGCGACGCAGCAGCAAGCCCGTTCACCTCGGAAAGCTTCGGCGGCTATAGCTACTCGAAGGGATCAAGCGGAAGCACGTCCGCGAGCGGGGCCGTGACATGGCAGACGACGTTCAAATCGCGCATGAACCAGTGGAGGAAGATCTGATATGAGCTTACTTGATGATTTTGCCCGCCCGTGCGTGCTGCTCGAAAAAAGCCGCACACCGGATGGAGCGGGCGGATATATCACAACATGGACGGATGGCGCGGAGTTTATGAACTATCAGGCGCTTGACACGTCCATGGAGGCGCGCAGAGCGGAGAAAGAGGGCGTGACAAGCGTTTACTCGGTGCTTGTGCAAAAGGCCGTACCAATCGATTATAACGACTTCTTCCGCGACAAGACGACCGGCGAGACGTACCGCGTCACGTCCGAGCCGAAGGACAAACAGACGCCGAAGTCCGCAAGCTTCGCCCTGAAATACTTCACTGCTGAAAAGAAAGCACTGCCGACATGACAAAAGACAAAGCATTGCACGCGTGGTTTTCACAGTTCCTGACGGCGTATCCGACTTCGAGCGTGCCGGACGACGCCGTTTTCCCGTGGCTGACCTATGAACTGATCACAGGCGCGTGGGACAGCGGAGAAATCGGCCTGACAGTAAATCTGTGGTACTACACCACGCAGGAAGCAGAACCGAACGCGAAAGCGCAGGAAATCTCGGACGCTATCGGCTTGGGCGGCGTGTTTGTGCCGTGTGACGACGGCGCAATCTGGATCAAGCGCGGATCTCCGTGGTGCCAGAACGTCCGGGACGATTCTGATGCAAATATCAAGCGGCGGTACTTGAACATTACAGTCGAGTACATCACCGCAAACTGAAAGGACTGATTTCATGGCAAAATTCACAAAAATACCTGCTGATACCTTCAAGCAGCTGCAAATCAATGCAGGTGTAATTCTGAGCAATTTCACACCAGCGACCGGTGCATTTGAACCAGAAGACCAGCTGGGCGCTACCACTGGGGGCGTTACATTCTCGGCAACGCCAGCATACACCGATTTCGGCGAAGACGTTGACAACTGCCCCAAGAATACCATGGAGCTGAAGCGGCAGGACGACGTGGACGTAAAGTGCTCCGGAACATTCGTTTCGGCAACAACAACGTCCGCGAAGTCTCTGATGGCGGCAGCGGACATCGACGGAACAGACACGACCAAAGTCGTCCCGCGCCGCGACCTGTCCAGTGCTGATTTTGCGGATATCTGGATCGTCGGGGACTACTCCGAAAAGAACGGCGCAAATAATGGTGGCTTTATTGCAATCCACATGATGAATGCGCTTTCTACGGGCGGCTTCCAGCTGAAGACCACAGATAAGGGCAAGGGGCAGATGGCTTTCGAGTACACCGCGCACTATTCGATCTTGAAACAGGACGTTGTGCCGTATGAGGTTTATATCAAAGCCGGTACGGACGAAACGTAAGGAGAAGAAAGTATGAAATTTTCGGAACTTAGCACGGATAGGGCAGCTGATGTTCTTTGCGAGGTCAGCGTGTACGCACTCAATATTCTGATGGACGATGAGCTGCGGGAGAGTCTGAAAGCACAGATCGACGCGGAGAAGCCGCAGACGGCGGGAGAACGGTATGCGATCGGTGCGCAGAAGATCGGTCAGTGGATTCCCCTGATTCTGAAAAAGCACCGGGAAGATACGCTTGGTATTCTGGCTGCGGTCAACGAAACGACTGTTGAGGCGATCAAAAAGCAGAGCATCCTAAAAACCATGCGGCAGATTCAGGAGATCGCCAAGGACAAGGATATGCTGAATTTTTTCAAGTCGTGCGCGTCGGAGGCGAAAGCGTAACGCTTGCGCTGCTGACAGCTCCAAAAATAAGCGCCGGAGGGCTGATTCGCCTTTTGCCGATTTTAATAAAGCGGCAGAACGAGGAATCAGCCTTTCGCATTTATGCGGCGGAGTGTATGCGCACGATCACGGAAAATACAGCGAAATTCGCGGGCGGAAGCTTTGTGCAGGCAAAGTACACCGATCTTATCAGCCCGAAGCCGCAGGACAACCGAACCTGCGAAGAGATCACCGCCGACGTTGTACGCCGGTGCGGATTGAAGGTGAAAAAATCCAAAGATGAATCTGTTTGAACTTTTTGTAAAAATCGGTGCCGATACGTCCGAGGCCGACAAGGGCATCGACGAAACCGGGAAGAAAACATCCGGCCTCGGCGAGAAGATTAAAAACGGCCTTGCCACTGTCGGCAAGGCTGCGGTAGTCGGCGTGACGGCAGCGGCGACGGCAATCGGAACGATTGGAACAAAGGCAATCCAAGCATATGCGGACTACGAGCAGCTTGTCGGCGGCGTAGAGACGCTTTTTAAGGATAGCCAAGATAAAGTTATGGAGTACGCAAACAACGCGTACAAAACCGCTGGACTGTCTGCAAATGAATATATGGAGACAGTAACGAGCTTTTCCGCGTCCCTGCTGCAATCCTTAGACGGTGACACCAGCGCTGCGGCAGAAAAAGCAAACCTGGCGCTGACCGATATGTCCGACAACGCGAACAAAATGGGTACGGACATGACTTCAATCCAGAACGCATATCAGGGATTTGCAAAAGCGAATTACACCATGCTCGATAACCTGAAGCTCGGCTACGGCGGTACGCAGGCCGAAATGCAGCGGTTGCTTGAAGACGCGGAGAAAATCTCCGGCATCAAGTACGACATTTCAAGCTATGCGGATATCGTGGACGCGATCCATGTCGTGCAGACCGAAATGGGCATCACCGGGACGACCGCAAAAGAAGCCGCGTCCACGATTCAAGGATCTTTCGGCATGGTAAAAGCCGCGTGGCAGAACCTCGTGACCGGCCTCGCCGACCCGGATCAGAATCTCGGAACTCTCGTGGGCAACTTCACGGATTCCGTTGTCGTTGCGGGCAACAACCTGATCCCGCGCATTCAGGAGCTTTTGCCGCGCATTGTGGAGGCGATTACTACGCTGATGGTAACCGTAAGCACGCAGCTTCCGGGCATACTCGGATCCACCCTTCCCTCGCTTATTGAGGGCGCATCAAATCTGGTTACCGGGCTTATGTCCGCGCTCCCGGAGATCCTTACCGTTCTGGGCGATATTGCGCCGACAGCAATTGGAATTCTAGTCCCGGCCATAGTCGAGCTTCTGCCGGAAATCATTCAAACCGGTATAGATGTTGTTATCTCTCTGGTACAAGGCATTACGGAGACGCTTCCGGAATTGATCCCGGCGGCAACAGAAGCAATCATCAAAATCGCCGAAACGCTGACCGCCCCTGGCAATCTCGGAAATTTGGTAGATGCGGCGCTTGAGATCATCCTCGCTCTGGCGGACGGGATCATTGATGCCGTCCCGAGGCTGCTTGAGGTGGCTCCCAAGCTTATCACAAATCTCATCACCGCGCTTATTGAAAACTTCCCCAAAATCATCGAATCCGGCGTAAAGCTTGTCATGTCGCTCGTCGACGGCCTGATTAAATCCATTCCGCAGCTTACTGCGGCTGTACCAAAGCTTATTATCGGAATCGTGCAGGGAATTCTTGACAATCTTCCGCAGATCATCATGTCCGGCCCGCAAATCATTATGGCGCTCATCGAAGGCCTGATCAGCGCAATCCCGGATCTTGTCATGTCGATCCCAACGATAATCAAGTCAATTGTAGATACCTTCCTGGGCTACGATTGGAGCAGCATTGGCAGCAACATTGTCGACGGAATCAAAAATGGATTTTTGAATATGTGGGATAGCCTGAAAAGGACAGTTAGCAATATGGTAGACGGCCTTGTCGGCGGAGTCAAAAGCATTCTCGGAATTGCGTCTCCGTCCAAAGTCTTTGCTGGGATCGGCGGGTATATGGCCGAGGGGCTTGGGCAGGGTTTCAGCCGCGAAATGACCGGCGTTCGGAAGGATATCGAGGATCAAATGACTTTCGGCACAACGTCCTTTTCTGTGTCCGGCGCGGCAAAATCCTCTGTCGGCGTCGTGAACGGCCTGCTTGCCAACAATCAGCAGAACCCGCTGACACAGGTAAATCTTGTCATTGACGGCCAAACGTTGGCACGAGTGCTGTTTGACCCGCTGCGAGGCGAAATTCTGCAAAGGGGTGTGTCACTTGCGTAGAATTAAAATTACGGACGGCACAAACACAGTCACACTTATGCGCGATCTCGTGTTTACGATTCAACCGCAGGACGTCGGCGCAACTGCGACAATGGCGTCCGGGAAGACGGTTATGGATATCATCGGCATAAAAAACGAATTGAAGATCCCGACTGGATGGCTATCCGTTTCCGATTTGCGGAAGCTCCGCAGCATGATCAACACGAAACACGTGTTGAGCGTGACATACCCGGATGTAGACGGCGACAAAACACGGGATTTTCTGTTCAGTCAGCCGGAATACAAGGCCATTATTTACGATGAGGACGGGGTTTCCCAATGGTGCGGCGTGACCATCACCGCAACGCAGCAAGGGGTGGACTGATGCAAAAGGTATCAAGTGGATTTACACCGTTTTCCACCGTCCGGGATATCGGAATGCTCGTCCGGTTTTACCTCGTCGATCCGTCCGCAAAAAAGAACGGAACGGTTTCAGCATCGGATTCCGCGCCGGGGACCAGAGCAAGCGAGACAATCAGCGAAAACGAAACCATATCCGGGAAGTTTGCCGGGCTGGAGCTGAATCGATGGATGCTGGATGGCACAATTGATATCCCAAATGACGGATTTGAAGGGCAGCAAACAGGCTGGTGGAGCGGGGAAGTTTCGGACGAAAATGCGGAGCTGGACAGTACCATCACCTTCGAGTTCTCCGCGCCGGTGTCGACCGTTGGATGGGCGCTGCTGTTCGACGATAAAATACAGCAGTATCCGGCCCAGATCACACTAACCGCATACGGGAGCGATAACGCCGTGATTGCAGCCGTAACAAAAGCGATCACACAGGTTCGGCAGAACATCAGCCTGCCAGCGGCAAATTACACAAGGCTGACGCTTCAGTTCGATAAAACGTACTTGCCGAAAACACGGGCAAGGCTGCGGCAGATCGATTTCGGCCTGACAGAAACATATGAAAACGATAGCATGGCAAATGTACAGATCGTGGAGGAAGCGTCCGTTTCCTGCGATGCTTTCCCGTCGAGGCAGATATCCTTTACATTCGATAACGCTGATCACAGATACAACATCCTCAATCCGGATGGAATTTTTGCGGTGATTCAGGAGGGGCAAAAGCTTCTGGCAAAGTGCATCGTAAACGGAGAAAACGTCGATGTCGGCGAATTTTTCTTTACGTCGGTAACGGCAACAAATTCCGGCGTAACGGCGCAGCTGGTAGGCAACGATATGGCTGCGGCGCTCGAACGGGCGACATATGAATCAGGGAGCGCTACCGCGTGCGAACTGCAAGCGGCGGTCGCCGCCGTCCTGACCGGCTATGATATCACGGTAATCTATGGCGGCAATGTGGCAGAAAGAACAGTTGTTCCCGCAATTCCCAGAAAAACAACGCGCCGGGAAGCGATCCGGCTGCTGGCGCAGGCGGCCATGTGTTCCGTGTGGTTTGATCGATCTGGGGATCTGCATATTGCGGAGCTGTCTCCCGGCACTGTGCGCGGGGCCATAACGCCGGATGAACTGTATGATTACGACGGCGTGAGCATAGCGGAAGCGGTTGACTGCGTAGAACTGCACATCAAGAGCGATTACTCGGATAGCGTCGACGAAACGGTAACAGCCGGGAGCGGAAAAAACATTAAGAGCATCAGCAATCCGTGCGTGGCCCCAGCAAATTATCAAAGCGTTGCCGCATGGCTGCTGGCACAGTATAACCGCCGCAAAATCTACAGCGTAAAAAACCGGTGCAACCCGGCGCTTGAAACCGGCGACACGATCAAAATTTCGGACGCATTCGGACAGAATGAGAGCGCGGTGCAGACGGGCCTCGCACTGACGTTCGACGGGGGCCTTTACGCAATCACAAAAGGAGTGGGTGTATGAGCACAATCATCGTTACGCTCGTCACCGACCGGACGCAGGCGGATGTGGAGCGGGTGCGGGAGCTGGCGGCGAAGGGGTTCGCGGCCATGACCGCAGCCGAGCAGGCGGAATGGCTGACCGGGATGAAGGGCGCGTACAACGCCGCTGATCTTAATCGCGTGGGAACGGCCCTGAATTATCTGGCGGGACGCCTCGCCTCAATCTGCGGGAAGAGCATCACGTGGACGGCGAAAACCGATTGGGCTGTCACGGACATTCCAGTAGCCTCACAGGCCGAGACATACCGACGGCAGATACAGGACATTCGCGACGCGCTTGCGTATCCTGCCGGGACGCCGGACGTGCCGCAGCTGGCGCGCCTGACCTACATCGGCGCGAATGATATCGAGCGCATTCTTGCGCTCTGCGAAGACTTAATCGTCAACGTTGCAAAATCTTTTCGCCACACCGGCGCGGCGGAGTGCGCCGCAGGAGGATTACTCACATGAAAGATAGGCAGCCAACACAGGTTTTAGCCAACGGCGCGATCCGGTATGGCGTCTATAACGCCGACGGCACGCTCAATCACTACGAATACCTCAAGCGCGAGGATGCGCCTACCGTCGAGGGAACGCCCCTCAACAAGGCGAATCTCCTGTCCGATACCACTGCCGCGAAGATCTGGCCCGGCTCGAAGAAGCCGGACGACCCGACCGTGAACGACGCGCTTGGCAAGCTTTCGGAGGGTACGGCCAAAGTCGGCGACATCGCTATCACCGCCCGCACCGACCTCTCCGACGCATGGCTCCCGTGCGACGGGCGCACTGTATCGCAGGAACAGTATCCAAAATTGTTTTCTGTGCTCAGAAGCTCTGCCGCGCCGCTTCCGTGGGCGTTGAAGTCATCGAATATTCAACCTGGATTTGTGTGGTATCTGAATGGGGAATGGGTCGGCCTACACGACAGAAAGTTCTGGACGTCGCCCGATTTGGGGACGTGGACGCAGCAGGCGGATATGCCGCCCGGACTCTCGTTGGTATCGGATGTGCAGTATGCAAACGGCACTTATTACGCTGTTTTTTCCGGAGACTCCACAGAGGCAAACGGAGTGTACACAACGCATAGCCTCGATACGCCATTTACGCTATATGCAAGCGGCAGCCTGCCTGGAAGCGCTGGACTGAAGATGTTTATTACGCCAAACGTTCTGTATATCTACGTAGTAAGAGGCGAATACGGAGCCTATAACAATTACAAGGGAAGAAGCGTAAGCGCCAGCTACGTAAACCAAACAACGAAAGAAATAGTAAGTATCTCAAATTCTATCAGCGGAATTGTATTTTACGCCGAAGAAAAGGACTGCTTTTACAAGCTGAACTGTAGCACCAGCGACATACTGGAGACTTCAAAGGCAAAAAACCTGATCAACCCGACGTGGGAGGCAGTCAGCAGCGTAAACATCAAAGAATTAACTCCGTCCTTCAACCAGCCGTCGACGTACACCTATCACGCCCTGATGTCAGCTTACCATTGTGGGGCAAATATAATTGCTTTTTTTGCACTGGTGAACGCTGCTTTCTCTGGTGCGGGGACCACGATGTATAGCGGATATATGGTATACAGGTATTCTGCGGACTACGGTGCAACGTGGGAAAACGGGAAGGTAGTTTCCTACAAAACCGATAGCTACTCGCTCGACAACTATACGAACGGCAAATACGAAAACGGGCTTTTGGTGCTTTCAGAAACCGCAAGCGAATCTGAAAGTGCTGATCGAGCGGAAAAGATCATTGCGATCAGCGCTCCAGCATCCGGCCCGGTATATGGAGACGTACTGGGGAGCAGCGTCGACAGTATTGCACTATCGCCGGACGGGGAGGCGGCATACATATCATCGAATGGGCTGGCGTACTGCGATTATAGCGCGGCGGGAAAAGAAATCCCTACCATCGGGACGGACACCAGAAGCAATGCCTACATCAAGGCGCTGGAGGAATAACCATGCGGGATAGAATTGGCACAAACGATCTCGCAAACGGGGCCGTCCGCTACGGGGCGTATGACGCGGCAGGAAGTCTGCTGCGTTATGAATGGCTTCGCCCGGAGGACGAGCCGCTGGAAGCCGGGACGCCGCTCACGGCCGGGAACCTGCTGACGGCACAGAGCGCTGCAAAGATCTGGCGAGCGGGCGACGCACCGGCGAACCCGATGGTAAATGAGGCATTCTGGAAGCTGTCGGAGCCGAATTATCACGTCGGCGATATCCTCACGACCGTCCGCGTCCTATCCGCCCCGTGGCACGCCTGCGACGGCTCGACCTTCGACCAGATAGCCTACCCGGCCCTCTACGCAGCCCTCGGCGGCACGACGCTGCCGACGATCAGCTATTCCAGCGATACCACCACCTACATCAAAATGGCGGACGATTAGCCCGGCAAATAAAAGAGAAAGGTACAGAAAAATGGACACCAAAACCATCATCGTCACCCTCGCCTGCGCCGCTCTTGGCTCATCCGCGCTGACGGCGGTAGTCAATGCCATCGTCAGCGCGGTTCAGAAAAAGCGCGGCAAGGCCACAACGCAGGAGGCGCATCTAGCCGAGATCGACAAAAAGCTCGGGAAAATGCAGGAGCATCAGGGCGAGCAGTATCTGGCGATCCTCCGGCTGACCATCATGTCGGAGGAAATGCCAATGGCCGAGCGCCTGATTGCCGGAGAGAAGTATAAAAAGATGGGCGGGAACGGCGATGTAAAAAAGTTTTTGCACCAGCTGGAGGCGCAATGCGGACATAGCAGTGCGCAATAAATTGGGAGGCAGATATGCGGGTAAAAGGCAAGTGGAGCAAGGGCGAAATGGCGCGAACCATTGTTTTGTATCTGCTCCAGCTCATCACGACGGTAATTGTCTGGGCCTGCGCTCTGAAAACCGTCGCCGTCCTAATTGCAGTCATCCGCAGCCCGGAGCTCGGCGCATCGGTCGACCTGTCCGACGTGCTCGGCTTTACCGGCTGGGCAACCATCACAGAGCTTGGCCTGCTTGCCTTCAAGCGGGTTTTTGCGAAGAAAAATGAAACAGTCGAATAACGAAAGGGGTACACAAAAATGGAAAACATCAAAAAGCGGCTCGGCAATCTGCTGAGTGTCAAGTCCATCGTCACGCTGGTGCTGACGGCGGTATTTGCGTACATGGCAGTCGCCGGGAAGATCTCGCAGGACTTTATGATGGTGTATACCGTCGTGATCGCGTTTTACTTTGGCACACAGAGCCAGAAAGCGCAGGACGCGATTGACAACGCCACGAAGGAGGATGCGCAGAAATGAGCATCAAGATCGGACAGGCCAGTCTTGGGGAAACCGGAGGACGCAACCAGCAGCCAGGCAATCAGACCGGGCGGGAGCTGAATATCTCCAACTGGTACAATGGCCGCTGGCTCGGCATCTTGCGCTACAAGAGCCGCAAAAAGGCCGAGCGGGCCGCGCAGACGTGCGAGGCGGCCATTAAAAACCGGAATATCGGCTACGACATGGACAACAGGAACACGGCGTATGAGGCAGCCAGAGCCGTCGGCTGGGACGTGAGCAGGATCACAAAGCCAGTGGAGTCGGACTGCTCCGCGCTCATGATGCTCTGCGCCGTGGCCGCAGGCTGCGCGTCGGTAGAAGCGCTCTACCGTCGGCAGGGCAACAGCTGCACCACCTACTGTATGCTGCACGATTGGCCCGCAACGGGCGATTTTGAATTGCTGACCGGCAGCAAGTATCTGACGACGGACGCGAATCTCCTGCGCGGGGACGTACTGGTAAGCAAGGGCCATACCGTGATGGCCCTCGAAGATGGAAAAAATGCAGAGGAGGAAACCGAAATGGTAGAAAAGAGCAAGATCATCGTCGACGGAAAGGAAGTCACCGTCGAGCGCATTCTGAAGAACGGCACAAACTACGTAAAAGTCCGCGATATCGCCGCCGCGCTGGATCTCGAAGTGAGCAACAAGGGCAATATCGCCGTATTGACGCACAAGGAAAAGTAAGGGGGCAAAGCCTATGTCGCCGCAGGCGCGGGCCAAGCTGCCGCCAGAGCTGGGCAGGCTGACCCGCAAGGATATGGAGGCCGTGATCTATCAGGCCAATCTTGGCCGGGAAAATGAGAAGATCGCGCAGCTCTATTTTGTCGACAAGCTCCCGCAGGTCGACGTTGCGACAGAGATGTTCCTGGGCCGCGCCACGGTCCAGCGCCGCCTGCCGGAGATCATGCGGGAGATGCAGCAGACTTCCAGCAAACTGTACAACTGAGATAAGCGCCGAGAAATCGGCGCTTATTTTTTTATATTTTTCGAAAAAACTATTGACATATACGGTATTACGGTATATAATAGGTACATAAGATAAAGCAAAACAAAACCAACTACGGAGGGTACAGCGATGGCAAAGGCGAAGATCACTTGCAAATGCGAAATCTGCGGAGGAACGTTCGAACACGTCCGCACTTGCATCAACAGAAGCGACGCAGATTCCTATGCAGAATGGGCTGCGGAACACGTTACTGTTTGCCCGTCCTGCCATGCCGCAGCAAAAAAGGCAGAAGCGGCTTCCAAACTGAATGCGTACATTGCCGAGAACTTCGGAACCGAGCATCCGCTTCCCAAGATCACCGGTGTCTCTGAAAAACAGATCGCTTATGCAGAGTCCCTGCGCACCAAGTTCATCTCTTCCGATCTCTCCGGCTGCAACGTAAAGCTTTCCCGATTCTTCGCGGTAGAAGATAAAGTCCGGCTCGAAAACATGAGTGAAGAGGGACGCGCCGCGGCGGAAAAGCAGGCAGAAGCGGAAGGGCTATCTGTTGAAGCGTGGTTCGCGAAAAACCGTCCGGCAATCGTAGCGCGCACTTCCAAAATTAGCTTCGTCGATATCGTGAAGAAGCTTGAAGTGATCGTAAATGAATCCAACGCATCGAAAATCATCGACGCGCTGCGCTGAGAAGGAGGATCTTACAATGGAAAACGTAAAAGAAATCACAAGAATCATGGAGGCCGGGCGCGACGCAGGCCGCGCACAGGAACCGATGCGGTTTTCGACGCAGGAAGAACGCAACGCATGGTATGAGAAACAAACGGAAATCCTGGCGAAGGTTATGGCTCCAGTAGGAGACGAACCTTACGACAAGAACCTGCAAGGGCATAAGATCGCGGACCGTTTCGCGGATATCCATACATTCGAAATCTACAGGCTTACCAATATCCGATACATTATCGGGGATTTCGAAACATATGAAGAGTACGCGGCCCACTGCCGGGCGGAAATAGAAGCATGGGCCGATGAACTTCGCGCAGATTTAGAGGAGGAATAAAAAATGATTGCACATCTTTACCGCATCCGTTCTGATTTCCGGAACGTTCCGGATAAAATCATCATCAAGGCCAAGGCAAAGGAAAACTTCCCCGGGACTTGGCTCCACGCCGAAGTTGAACTTCCGAATTTTATCCGGGTGGCCGAAACCGAAGCCGGCGACGGATTCCTTTTCACGCAGGACGAGACGATCACCACGGTTTACATTGAATCGGCGGAACGCTTGGACGGCGATGCAATTAAGGGAACGGTGAGCATCCGCAGCGCAAGCGGACGTATGCTTGCGAAGTGCGTCGCCATGTGGCGATGAGAACAGGGGAGGTTTTTCTAGATGAAATACGCTGGAGAATGGACAGTCCGCGGCACGTTGAAGCATGACGGCCTGTTTACAATTAATGGGCCAGATGATGATCAGCTCTATCTGCCTGTTGGGGCGGAGGGCTGGAAGGATGGATGCAACGCTTTCAATTTAACCACGCGGGAATTTGAGTCGATTCCCGCACACTGGGCGGTTTTTGAGATTGACTTCCCGCGTAGCCGCGCAAATTGGGAGGCTGCCGATGCCGAGTGAGGCCCAAAAGCGCGCCCGCGACAAGTGGGACGCCACAAACATGACGCTGGTAAGCTGCAAGATGCGGCGCGACCTTGCTGACGATTTTAAGTCTGCCGCAAAAGCAAACGGCACAACGCCCAGCGCCTTGATCCGTGGGTGGATCGACGGATATATGCAGCAAAACAAGCCCGTGAAGTAATCCGCAGGCAATTTTGAACCAAATTGATACACAACTGAGGCACAAGAAGCCGCAAAAAGGCCCATACTGAACACATCAAAGGAGTGTTCGGTATGGGCTTTTCTTATTTTAATCCAAACCCCGCCGGGCTGAAAGTCGGGGACTGCACCGTCCGGGCCATCGCAAAGGCGACCGGGAAGAGCTGGGACGAGGTGTATATCGGCTTGTGCCTGCAAGGACTCATCATGGGAGATCTGCCGAGCGCAAACAGCGTATGGAGCGCTTACCTCCGGCAGCAGGGCTTTACCCGGAACGTAATCCCGAACACGTGCCCGGACTGCTACACCGTCGCGGACTTTTGCGCAGATCATCCGCGCGGCGTGTATGTGCTGGCGTTATCAAGCCACGTTGTGTGCGTGGAGGATGGGACGTATTTTGACACGTGGGATTCTGGGAGTGAAATTCCACTGTTTTATTGGGCAAAGGAGGAAGCATGATGTTTGGACAACAGCCGTATGTGTATCAGCAGCCGATTTATAATCAGCCAATCGGCCAACCAATCAGTCAGCCAATGCAGGAACCAATGATGCGTCCGCAGTACCAGCCCGCGCCGCAGATGCCGGCCTACCAGCCGCAGCCACAGCAGACGCAGAATCAGTCGATCATCTGGGTTCCGAACGAGCAGGCGGCAAACGACTTTATTGTTGCACCCAACAATGCCGTAACGCTATGGGACATGAACGCGCCTGTTGTATACGTCAAAAAAGCCGATGCAAGCGGAAAGCCGACCATGACTATCTATGATCTTGTAGAGCGCGCACAGGCCGTTATAACGCCCACAGCGGCGCGAAAAGACATGATGGAGGAATACGTGACGCGCAAGGAGTTCGACGAGCTTGTGGCGAAGCTGGCCGCTCCAAGCGTCAGACCGGCGAGAAAGACAAAGGAGGCTGAAAGCGATGGCTAACCCCCTGTTTCAGGCCCTCGGCGGCGGGCAGATGCCCGGCCAGATGGGGCAGTTCCAAAACATGATACAGCAGTTCCGGCAATTCCAGAACAGCTTTCAGGGGGATCCAAAAGCAGAGGTCGAAAAGCTGGTACGAAGCGGGAAAATCTCGCAGCAGCAGTTGAATCAGCTGCAGCAGGTGGCGGGGCAATTCCGGCAACTGCTGCAATAGTTCGGGAATTCCGAACAGTTGAACGATCAAAATCGTGGCCACGATTGAGATAAATCTTTTGAATCTACGAAAGGAATGAAAAATATGAGTTTGAATGACGGCGCCCCGACCATGACAATGCCCGTCGCCCCTACCGGCATGACAGGTGGCGGCTGGGGCGGCTTCGGCGGTGATAATGGCTGGTGGATCATCATCCTGTTTCTTGCCATTTTCTGCGGCTGGGGCGGCAATGGAAACGGATTCGGCAACAACGGCAGAAATTCCGGCGGCGTTGTAGACGGCTATGTGCTGGCCTCTGACTTCTCCAACATCGAGCGCAAGATCGACAGTGTAAATCAGGGACTTTGCGACGGATTTTACCAGCAGGCGCAGCTTGTCAACGGCACCAACATGGCGATGGCAAACGGCTTTGCTCAGGCCGAGCTTTCCCGCTGCAATCAGCAGGCTGCGCTTATGCAGCAGCTGAACAACATGGCGATGCAGGCGCAGGAGTGCTGCTGCGAAAACCGCGCTGCAATCGCCCAGGTGCGCTATGACATGGCGACGCAGGCGTGCGACACCCGCAACACCGTGCAGAACACCACCCGCGACATCATCGACGCCATGAACTGCGGCTTCCGCAGCATCGACCAGCGTCTGACGGCGCAGGAGCTTGCGGCGAAGGACGCGAAGATCGCCGAGCAGAACCAGCAGCTTTTCGGCTACCAGCTGGCAGCATCGCAGGCGGCACAGAACAATTACCTTGTTTCCACGCTTCGCCCGAGTCCCAGCCCGGCCTATGTTGTCGCGAATCCGTACTGCTGCAACAGTGGCTATAACTACGGCTGCGGCAACTGCGCGTAACAACTCCACATCGTAGAGCTTTTTCGTGGCCTCACGAAAATGATCGGCCCCATTGCCGATACTCGATAGCAACGCGGCGGGGCAATCGTCCCGCCGCTGTATTTTTATGAAAGGAATGATTTTATGGCTGAATTTACATCATCCGGGATTCAAACTGTCGCCGCTGGGCAGAACATCCCTCTGATCTCCACGGCAGCTTGCGGAAAGCCGTGCATCGTACATCGCGAAGGAAGCGGGCTCGTTACGCTGCGCGGGCTTACGCAGCAATGCAAGGCGAAGTTCCGCGTATCCTTTGGCGCGAATATCGCTATCCCTACAGGCGGAACAGTAGGCGCCATTACCGCTGCGCTCGCAATCAACGGCGAACCTCTGAGCAGCGCCACAGCGACCGTAACCCCTGCGGCTGTTGAGAACTATTTCAACATCTTCGTTTCCACATTCGTGGAAGTCCCGCGCGGCTGCTGCCTGACTGTAGCGGCGAAGAACACCAGCGCGCAGGCGATCAGTTTCGCAAATAGCAATATGATCGTCGAGCGCGTATCGTGAAAGGAGGATGCAATATGTACGATTTGAGAAACCTGCGTGAAATGCTCTGCAAAGAGCTTGACGAAATCGCCGACAAGCGTGAAATGTCTGCGGGCGATCTGGACGCGATCCAGAAGCTGACGAGTTCCATCAAGAATACCTACAAGATCGAGATGGCTGAAGACGGCGGCTATTCCCGCGATGGCGAGTGGGAGGCGGATATGCGCGGTACTTACGGCCGGGGCAGCTCTTACCGTGGCCGCCGCCGTGACGCAATGGGCCGCTATACCCGCGCTGATGCCCGCGAGCATATGCGCGCGCAGCTGGACGATATGATGCGCGACGCGGACGACGATAAAACCCGCGACGCGATCCGCCGCTGCATGGAGCAGATCGAGCGGGCATAAGGAGAGCGCAATATGTTGGATGCAGCCGAAATCCGGAAAGAGATTGCTCGCCTGGAATATGAGGAATCCGACTATAAGAATTACGCTAAGCTTGCGGATCTGTACGTGATCCGCAAGCAGATGCAGGAAGAGGAACGGGGCGACGGCGGTAAGTATGTGGGTTACTACTCCGGCGCTCCCGCCCCTGTGACCGCAGAACCGGCTATCGTTGGCGAGTACGGGGACAGTGAGTTTTTACTTGCGGTAGCTGGGAAAAACCCGGCAAAGGCTTGGGCGGTTGTTGATGAACTTATGGACACACTATCGCTTGTGAACCGAAAAGTCTATGATTCTGTGCTGCGGAAAATAAAGTCCATGTAGCAAAAAACAGGGGAGTCCCCTCGCATTGCGCTTAATTTGTAGCATACAATGTAGCATACAGGAAATGATTTTATGTTACATAGCGTGTCATAATGTGATTTTTCGCTTTTTGGGAATACGCGGAAAATAGGGCAAAAAGCATAAAAAAGTACCGGTTTTAGCTGCTTTCAAGCTAAAACCGGTACTTTGGCGCGGAAGGAGAGATTTGAACTCTCGCGCGCTTTTTAGACGCCTACTCCCTTAGCAGGGGAGCCCCTTCGGCCACTTGGGTACTTCCGCAGGTCGGTTGAGCCGA